GTCTTTCGGCGCGTCCAGGAGGCTGCCCGCTTGCAACCGATAGACCGGGCAATCGAGGGGCGTCAATACGTGGCAGCCGTAGACCCTGCATCGGCAACGGACTACACCGCCGTATGCGTCCTGGATGTGGAGAGCAAGCAGCAGGTCTACCTTGACCGATTTAACAGGGTAGACTACCCCGTATTAGAGGACAGGCTGGCGGCGGTCTATGACCGCTTCCGCCTTGACCGGATGCGCATCGAGGGCAACAGCATCGGTGCGCCGGTGATTGACCACCTGGTTGCGCGTGGCTTGCGCATTGAGACTTTTACGACCACCAACGCCACAAAGGGGGCAATTATTCAGCAGCTGATGGCAGCCTTCGAACACGAACAAATTGCCATCCTGGACGACCCGGTGCAGACCGGGGAATTGTTGAGCTACGAAAGCAGAAAGACCGCATCCGGGGCTATCACTTACAATGCCCCGTCGGGGATGCACGATGATACCGTTATGGCGTTAGCTATGGCGTGGGATATGGTGGCGGGCAATCCGCCAATCACTGTGATTGATGACCCTTTTGCAGGATGGTGAAAGATGAGTATATTTGACACTTGGATTGAGAAATTATCTTACCAGCTATCGGAGCGGATTGCTGGCAAGCTGGCGGACGTTCGCACTACGGTCAATTATCGCTATGGCAAGCAACGGCGGCAGATGGGGGTGAAGCCAGGGCAGCCGGATGATAACATGACCGTGAACTTCACCGGGCTGATTGTGGATCGCGGCATTAGTGCGGTGATTGGTGACGGGATTGAATTTGACCTGCCCGGTGAAGGGGACACACCGGAGGATGCATACATTGAGGCGGTCTGGAAAGCCAACCAGAAAGAACGGCTGCTGTTGTCCGCACTCATGGCGGCTGCCGATGGAGGCACCGGGTACATCCGCATTATCCCGGACGGTATCGTTGGCGAGGACGGCAACACCTACCCCCGCCTGGTGGTACTCAACCCTGGATTTATTGTCATGGACGCCCTGCCGGAAGACAAAGACATGGTATGGCGGTATCTCATCGAGTACCAGGTGGAAGGGCTGGACAACAAGACCCTGACCCGCCGTGAGACCATCCAGATCACCGAAAACGGCTGGGAAATTGTATCCGAAGAAATGCACGGCTACGGCGGGCGGTGGATTGAAGTCGCCCGCGATATGTGGGGCTACGACTTTCCGCCGATTGTCCACTGGCAGAACTTGCCGAACCCCTATGACGCTGCGGGCGAGCCAGACCTGACCGATGACGTGATCGCCGTCCAGGATCGCATGAACTACCTTGCCAGCAACCTCAATAAGATCATCCGCTATTATGGACACCCGATGCGCTATGGCGTGGGACTGGGTGCAACCGACAAACTGCGTGTCGGACCCGATGAAATGGTATCCGTCAGCAAAGACGGGGACATTCGCCAATTGGAACAACTGGGTGACCTTGCCGGGTCCATGCAATTCCTAGTATTCGTGCGCCAGGCATTGTTTGACATTACCCGCACGGTGGACATTGACAGCCTCCAGGACAAAATCGGCGCACTCACCAACTTCGGGCTGCGGGTGCTGTATTCTGACTTCATTGCCAAGACCAACACCAAGCGGCTGCTGTTCGGTGAAGCCCTGCGGGAAATCAACCGCCGGGTGCTGACCATGAACGGCATGAACCCCGACCCTGGGGACGTGGTATGGTCCGACATTCTCCCGACCAACGTGCAGGAGGAAGTCAACGTCCTCACAACCGACCTGGGGAACGGGCTGGTCAGCAAGCAGACCGCCAGTAAGCGGCGGGGCTACGATTGGGAAAGCGAACAGGAACGGATGCAGGAGGAAGCCGCCGCCGGTGACAACGTGGGTGCGGCTGTTCTGCGGCTGTTCAACCAGGGAGGACAGTAAATGCCATATCTCCCGGACGTGCTGTCAGCCGCCGCCCAATACCAGGCAGCCCTGGAACGGCAGGACGCCGCAGCACTCGCACGGCTGGCGCGGGCATACCATGACGCATACAAGCGCATAGAAGGCAAACTCAACGCCCTGCTGCTGGAAACCGCCGGGCGTGACCTGACAATGGGGGAAGTCACCCGGCTGGGGCAATACCGTTCCATGCTATCGCAGATCGGCGTGGAACTGCGCGACATGGAAGCCCTGACTAGGGACATCACCCGGCAGCTTGCAGACCTGGGCATTGACACCGGGCGCAGGAACGCCGGGAATTACATCAGCATCCTGGCATCCGGGGAAACGAAGATAAGTGCGGACTTCATGCGCCTGCCAAGTGGGGCAATTAAAACCATGCTGGGCTTCCTGGCGGACGACAGCCCGTTATACAAGGGAATTGCCGGCATCTCCGAACACGCCCCGGACATCGCCAGCGCACTGGTCCAGGGTATCGCCCAGGGGCGCAGCCCCAACGAAATATCCAGGCTGCTAAACCGCACCTGGGGCATGGAACTCACCAGCAGCATGAAAACGGCAAGAACCGCCATGCTGTGGGCGCACCGGGAGGCAAGCCGGGCAACGTATGCAGCTAACGGAGACGTGGTAAAAGGCTGGATATGGTACGCCGAACTGGACAGCGACACCTGCCTGTCCTGCGTATCCATGCACGGCACAGAACACCCCATTGATGAACCGCTGGACGACCACTGGAACGGGCGATGTGTGGCACTGCCTTTGACCGTCTTTGGCAACCCGGTGGAGAAAAGCGGGGAAACCTGGTTCCGGGAACAGTCCGAACAACGGCAACGGGAGATGATGGGGGGGCGGCGTCATGCCGCCTGGCAGGACGGTAAATTCGAGTTTGGGGCATTATCGCGGCAGGTGGATGACACCGTATTTGGACACATGCGCACTGAAACGCCCCTGAAAGACCTGGTGCGGGATGAGTGAGGAGGAACGCCTGTTCTGGATGGCGATCCGGGCGGCATTACTGGCAATCGTAGCGGCGATAGAACGCCGGTGCGGGATAAACAAACAAGAAAAGTAAAACTAATGTTTGCGTAAGGAGGAGAATTATGGCACGAAAAGATTACATGTACTTCCGGGTTTCACAGGAAGAGCGGGGAATCATCCGGGTTCTATGTAAGCGGGAAGGGGTGACTGCGTCCGCTTTAATCCGGGACCTGGTCCGGGCTGAAGCAAAGCGGCAGGGGCTTCCACCCGCCGGGCTGATCCACCTCTACGATGAGGACGGCACGGAAAAGCCCAACCAGGAGGCATCCTGATATTGGTGTATTGTATTCACTTGTAAATAATGTTATAATTTATGTTATAACTCATGTATTGAGTTTAGAGGTGTATGAATCACGTCATTGACGTGGATGCTGTGAAAAATAGCGATTCAGAATCCTCCCAAGTGCTATAAGGCGGGATGCCGAAGGGAGCACAGCAAAAGGCAGTGAGTGTAAAAGCCCGCTGCCTTTTGCGTTTAATGGGGGAATATTTGTTAGTCTGGTTTATCGCTACTAGTGGCAATATACCAGAATGACAAGCACACTACTTGTATAAACAATAGAAACATGCTATTATAACAACAGTCAAATAACACTATACGGAAGGCGAGACGCATGCCGTATAGGAAAGGCGGCAAACGCCATTCAGGCGGTGGCTTGCGAGGAAAATCAATCCTCTCAAGCCGCCGCCGTTTTTGTTTAAGGAGTCGAGATGACCGAAGAAGTAAAAGTAACACAATCCACCGAGACAGTGGAACAGGCTACCGAGACGGCAGCCGAACAAGCCGCGCCTGAAGAATTTGACCGTGACCGGGCGATGGCTCTTATCGAAAAACTGCGCAAAGAGAACCGGGAACTTACCAAGCGCGCCAAGACTGCGGACGAATTGGAAGCGGAAAAGCGCAAGCGCGAGGAAGCGGAAATGTCCGAACTGGATAAAGCCAACAAACGCCTGGCAGAACTCGAAGCGCAAGTCAAGAACCAAACACTGGCACAGATGCGGCGAGAAGTCGCTGCCAGCGTGGGTTTGCCCCCAGCATTGGCTGACCGGATTCACGGTGAGACACCGGAGGAAATGGAAGCGGATGCGAAATCCATGCTGGAAGCACTACCCAAACCTGTTGCAAACAAACCATCGCCGGGCATTGTCACCAATCCGGGGGCTGCAACCCAGCCAGCGGAACCACGAGATCAACGGCTCCGGCGCATTTTAACTGGCAAGGAGTAAAAACATGCCATCACTCAACCTTTATAGCGATTTAACTGCTATCGCTAACAACATTCAAGAGGATGCGTATTTTGCCGTCCGTGAGGGCGGCACGATGCAGCGTCTCATCAAAGTCTTTCAGGACTCGTCCGGTGGAAATCCGCGCGTGGGTTACTACTACAGTAGCAACACTGCTGTCGCAATTGATGAAGACACAGACCTGAATTCCACTACGTTCAAGCCAACCGCAGATCAAACCCTCACCCCTGGTGAAATTGGTTTACAGTACTTCGTTTCCGATCTTCGGGCGGAAAGCGAACTGCCGGAAAACATCATCGCTGACGCAAAGACCGACCTGGCGCTGGCAGCCCTGGCAAAAGTCGAATCCGACTTGTGCGGGGACTTGTCCAGCCTCTCCGGTGGTTCCATCGGCACGTCCGGCTCCGCCATCACCTGGGGCTACGTCGCGGCTGCCATCGCACAGGCACGCAACGCCAACAAGAACCCGAATGTCCCGCTGTCCTGCGTGATTCACGGCTACCAGTGGGCTGTGCTTGCGAAAGCCGCATCCGTTGCGGGTTCTTCGCTGGCACAGGCTCCTGGTGTGACCGAGGAAATCACCCGCACCGGCTGGGTTGCCACCTTCATGGGTGTTCCCATCTACCAGGTGTTCGCAGCTGCTGATACCAAATCCGACTTTATCGGCGGTGTGTTCCCTGCGACTGCCCTGGCAATTGACTGGCGGCGCGGCATCAAAGTGGAAGCCGAGCGCAACGCCTCCCGGCGCGGCACCGAGTTCAATATGTCCGCCGTGTATGCGCATGGTGTCTGGCGTCCTGCTTTGGGCGTCAAGATGACCTTCGCTGCCACCGCTCCGACTTCATAAGGAGAACTGAAATGACTGACGTTCATATCGCAACACTCTCACTCGGTTCCTATAACGGCGCGACCCACCTGCCTCTGGTGAAAGTCCCCAATGGGTACGGCGGCATCACCGTGCTGGAATCCTATCTTGTCGCACCAGGTGCCGGCACCGCCATTGGCGGTCTGCTGGTGACCTGCACCGATGCTGGCACCCCGGCAGTCAATGGCACCATCGGCAGTTTTGCCGGAACGGTTGTCACTGCTGCTGGCGTTCCCGCCGCTCTGACTATTTCAACCGCCTACGTTGCCGATGACTACTGGATCGGCTTTGACCAGACCTCCGGAACTGTTCCCGCTGGTACGTTCATTGTCATGTCCTACGTCATGGGCAAGGCAGCCTAACAGGTACTAACGATATGCGCGGGGATAGGTTCGTACGACTGACAAGCGGTGCTTCCTCCCACCGCTTCCCCGCGCCCTTTGGAGGCTTGTGAGAGAGGACACAGATGAGAATTAACTGGTTTAGCAACGCACCCTGGGCGTCAAGCGGGTATGGCAATCAGACCCGGCTATTTGCGCGCCGCATCAAAGACCTGGGACACCAGGTATCCATCACGGCATTTTACGGACTGGAAGGCGCAATCCTGAATATGGACGGGATGCCCGTCTACCCAAAGGGCTTGCAGCCCTACGGACAGGACATCATGAGCGCACACGCCAGGAACGCCAATGCCGACATTATCCTCTCACTGATTGACGCCTGGGTGATTGACCCGCGCCTCAACGTTCACGGCATCCCCTGGATACCCTGGTTCCCGGTGGACAGTGAACCGCTGCCAGCACCCGTCAAGCGTGCTGCGGCAGCAGCCTTCAAGCGGATTGTCTTTTCCCGGTTCGGTGAAAAGATGGTACACGATGCCGGATTGGACTGCTACTATGTCCCACACGGCTGCGACACCAACGTATACAAGCCAATGGATCAAGCGGAAGCCCGCACAGCGGTGCAATTCCCCCAGGATAAATTTATTGTTGGCATGGTCGCAGCGAACAAAGGGACACCCAGCCGAAAAGCATTCATGCCGCAGTTAAAGGCATTTGCCGAATTGCAGAAAAGGCACGGCGACTGTTTTTTATACCTCCACACCAACCGCAGCGAGCGCGGGGAAATGGAAGGCGTGAACCTGCCCGAATACCTGCGCTTTTTGGGCTTGCAGGAAGGGCGCGACTACGGCTTCCCCGACCCCTACTTGCAGATGCTGGGCTTCCCCGATGCCGTCATGGCAGCGATGTACAACGCATTTGATGTCAAGACCCTCGTCAGTATGGGTGAGGGTTTTGGTATTCCCATCCTCGAAGCGCAAGCCTGCGGATGCCCGGTGGTGGTGGGTGACTGGACAAGCATGGGTGAACTCTGTTTCTCCGGCTGGAAAGTCAGCAAGGCGGACGCCGAGCCATTTTGGACGCCCCTGGCAGCCTACCAATATTATCCGCGGTCAGGGGCGATCCTGGACGCCTACGAAGCCGCCTACCAAATGAAAGGCAACCAGGAATACCGCACCAGGGCGCGGGAGGGTGCGCTTGCCTACGATGCAGACCGGGTGACAGAGAAATACTGGAAGCCGGTGCTGGATGACATAGGTGACCATCTGGCGGACAACGCAATTGCAACCCGCAAGGTGGCGGCATGAAGCGCGCCATCTGCACATTTGGTACAGGCAAGCACGCCGAATACCTGGACGTTGCCATGCCGTCATTCATGCGCTTTGCCGCCCGGCACGGGTATGAAGTGATTGTCGCTGACAAAATTGGCACAGCCCGCCCGCCCAGCTGGTACAAGGTGCGGATGCTGCAAGAGGCACTGAAAGACTATGACGCCGCCCTGTGGATTGACGCCGATGTGGTGATTGTGGACAGCCGGGAGGACTGGCAGCACGATCCGAAGTACTGGCAGTCAATGGTCAAGCACCAGACGGGTGACGGGGAAGTCCCCAATCACGGCATTTGGTACGTGACGCAAGCCATGACCCCGATGCTGGACGCAATATGGGGGCTGGAACGCTATCGTTTTCATGGCTGGTGGGAACAGGCGGCATCCATGTCGCTGATGGGATACGACCCGGACAACCGACCCTGCCGGAATACTGCACCCACGCCGTATTATGAGGCAACGCAGTTTATTGACCCCGGCTGGAACGTCCACAAGTGGGACAAGAACAAAAGCAAACACAACCGATTTATGCACGCCACCATGTACGCTGACGTACTTGGAACCATGCAGGATTGGGCGGAGATGGCAATATGAAAATCATCATCGCCAATGGACCCGGACAGATCAACAACGGAATGGAGGTGATCCTGTTCCCCTCTCGCTGCGACTCGGCAGTGCCTAGCAAGCCGTTTGCCTACTATCCCTATGAACTGGCGTATTTATCCACCCTACTGAAGCGGGAAATGCCCGAAGCAGAAGTCAAGTTAATTGACGGCAACTATCCGGGCTGGACACCGCGCCAATACGCCTATGAAATCAGCATCCACAAACCCGATGTACTTATCACCGAGTGCAGCGCGCTAACCTACGAAACCATGACCGGCATCATGCAGCTGGTCGGGGCAAAAACAAATATCCTCACTGGTCCCTATGGCATGTGGAAACCGGAGAAAGCCCGCAGCGATGGCTGGACGCACGTCATCAAAGGCGAATACGAAGCCAAAGTGCTGGCAATTCTCCAGAGCAAGCCGGAACTGCAGGGATTTATTGACCTGGACTGGCTGCCATTCCCGGAAGACCAGGACATCTCCCGGATCGCATACAGCGAAGCCAGCGACCCGATGCCGGGGATGATCCAGGTGTACCCGACACGCGGCTGCCCGCTATCCTGCACCTTCTGCGTCACCCCGCTATATTATGGCGGACATGGACACAACCGGGGCAACCACCGCACCCGCGACATTGAGAACGTATGCGATGAAATTGAATACCTGGCGCGTAAATACCCGACTATGAGCGGGTGTTTCTTCAACGAGGAAAACCACAGCGCCAACACCGACTGGCTGTCGGCATTTGCTGAAGCCTTGATTACAAAAGGCTTGAACCGCTTTATCTATGACGCCATGTGCGGCTACTGGACATTTACAGAAGACCTGGTAAAGCTGCTGGCACGCGCCGGGTACAAGCAGCTGCGCATCGGGATCGAAAGCACCAGCGACAAAGTTGGCAAGCGCATCCTGAAAAATGTGCGGGTGGAAAAAGTGGAGCAGTTTATGCGCTGGTGCAAGGCGGTTAATATCCGGGTATATGGCACGTTTATGATTGGAGCGCCGGGTTCCACCGAAGAAACAGACCTGGAAACCCTGCGGGCATTGGAATATTGGCGATTGAAGGGCTTACTCACCCGCTGCCAGATCAGCACCGCCACACCGCAGCCAGGCACGCCCTTCCACCGTGAAGCGATGGAAAACGGCTGGCTGGTATCGGACGACATCAACCGATACGACTTTTGCACCCCTAACCTGTCCTACCCGGACTACCCGGCGGACAGGATACGACTTGTGCGAGGTGGGCGATGACATTCTTATCGGTCTACACCCCCACCTATAAACGCCCGCAGGCACTGGCACGCTGCAAGGCAAGCGTGGCAGCACAGACTATCCCCACCGAACACGTCATCATAGTGGATGAAATCGGCATCGGGATTGATGGAATGTACGGAGCCATCCAGGACCACGCCGGGAAGGTCAATGGCGAATATGTCCTCGTTTTGAGCGATGACAACTACATCATTCACTCCGACTTTGCAGAACGATTGCAGGCGGTATCCCTCGAAGCCATGCGCCCGGATGTGATCGTGTTCAAAAACGATATCGCCGGGCTTTGCATTCAGCCGGTGGAGTGGGGGCGAGTGGTTTATGGCAACATTGACCTGTCCTGTTTTGCCGTCAAGCGGCGCATCTGGCAACGCCATTCGGACGCCTGGGGCAAGAACTACACCGGGGACTTTTACTTTATTCACACGCTGGAAAAGCTGGGCTACACCTTCCACTGGTGGGACAGTTTGGAGATACGGGCATCCCGTATCAGTCAGGGGGTGGCGGAATGAAATACATTGACCCTCCCAACAAGCTATTGAAACACATTGACCGGATTGCAGACATCATGAACGAAACGCCCGTCATTCCCATCAACGTGGAAATTGATCTGACAAACCGCTGCAACCTGGGCTGCCAGGGCTGCCACATGGCGTACCTGCACAGCCGGGGGGTACACGCCAAAAGACGCACCCACGAAACCGGGGACATCATGGACACCGAACTGGCGATCTCGATTGTCAGACAATTGGCAGCGGTGGGTGTGCGCTCCATCACCTGGACGGGCGGCGGGGAGCCAACCTTGCACCCGGACATCGCTGAAATTATCCGTTATACCCTCATCCCCCAGGGCATCTACACCAACGGCGTGCAAGTCACCCCCGAACTGGCAAGCCTGCTAAAAATTCACATGGATTGGGTGTATGTATCCCTTGACCGGCACGACCGGGACGGGTACATGAAATACAAGGCGGCGGACAAATTCAACGCCGCCTGTACTGGCATCCGCAACCTGGTCAAGTCACCGGGCGGGGCAACGATTGGCGTGGGATTCCTCCTATCGCGGGCGAACTGGGGGGACGGCTGGGACATGATTCACCTGGCGGAAGACCTGGGCGTGGATTATGTCCAGTTTCGACCCGAAGTCGAATATGACCCGGCGCACCCGGACAGGGCAATTCACGACAACACCTGGCTGAAGCCCTGCATACAGTGGCTGGATGGCATCAAAGACCGGCGCGGCGTCCAGGTGGACACCAGCCGTTTTGAAATGTATCGAAATTGGGGCGGGCATCCCTACCGCACCTGCTACTGGTCGCAATTGCAGACCGTCATCACACCCGATGGACGGGTGTGGGTGTGCTGCAACCGACGCGGGTACAAAGACTCGGCATGGGGTGACCTGAAACTGGAATCATTCGCCGACATTGTAGACCGCATCCGCGCCTGGAAAGTGGACAACCAGTGCCGGGTGATGTGCAGAGGGCATATCCCGAATTTGACCCTCAATAAAATCATGGAGCCGCGCGGCGGTCATGACGATTTTGTGTAAGGAGCAACTATGACAACTGGAATTATCAGTGACGCGCTTGAAAACGCCTGGCTGAACCATGTATTGAGGAACACCGCCTATACCAGCCCTGGCACGGCGGTCTATGCAGCCCTGTTCACCAGCAACCCGGCGGACGACTTTTCCGGCACGGAATGCACGGGTGACGGGTATGCCCGCGTCCAATTACAGGGAACGGCGGAATGGAACGCCCCCGGCACCACCCGCGTGACGGCAAACACCAACGCCGTGACCTTCCCGACAGCCACAGGCGACTGGGGAACCATCACCCACCTTGCCATCTGTCACGGCGCAACCAGCGGAACACTGCTGTATTACTGCGAACTGACTGCCTCGAAAGTGATTGGATCGGCGGATACCTTCAGCATCGCTGCCGGAGAGATTGACATCACCATCGGCGGGGCGTGCGGCAACTACCTGGCGGGCAAACTGATTGACCACACCCTGCGCAACTCGGCATTCACCACGCCAGGGACGGCAATTTATGTATCCCTCCACCAGGCAGACCCAACCAGTGCCGGAGACGGCACTGAGTGCAGCGGCACCGGGTATGAACGGGAACAATGCACCGGCTGGGACGCAGCATCGGGCGGGGCAACCCAAAACACCGGAGCGATTGACTTCGGCACGTGTACCGCCACATGGGGAACGGTGGTCGGTGTTGGTGTTTGGGATGCCCTATCTGCCGGCAACTACCTCATGGGAGGCACCGTATCCGCCAACAAAGTCACGGCGGCGGGCGACACCTTCCAGATCGCAGCCGGAGCATTGGACGTAACCCTGGGATAAACAATGGCAATCAGCAACCCCACCCTGCTGGATACCCAAACGCTGCTGACGGCGGGCCAGCTAAACAGCGCGTCCATCTCGCCGTCCGCCAATGCGCTGCTAGTCATCGTTCATACTGTCCTGGCGTCCAGCGGCAGCGGGTGGACAGATGCCGTCAGTGACAGTTTCGGCGCGAACCTGGGCGACTGGACCAGTGTGGGGGTTGAAATTGACGGGGCTGCCACTGTCCATATGTGGCTTCACTATGCCCAATGCGGAGCAACGCCGGGCAGCGGGACAGTATCGGTTGATCCGTCCGGCGGGACCAAGCAGATCATGTTCGTACTGGAAGTGACCGGGCATAACACCACCAGCCCGGTGACGCAGTATAAGACCTACTCATCGGACGCCACGCCAACCAGCCCGGAAATCACACTAGACAGCAGCCCGGCGAGCGGATCGCTGGTGCTGGGTGCAATTGGCGGCGGTCCTGGCACGACTTCTTCCGGGGCAACGTCCGGCACTGGATTTACCGAACTGGCGGACACGCGGGTGGCGGCACCACGTCTCCCAGTCACGTCCTGCGCCGTACAGTATGACAACGGCAGCGCGGACACGACCTGCGACTGGTCGCTATCCAATTATGGACAGACCATCACCGGGATTGCCCTGGAAATTGCCGCCGCCGATAGCGGAGGCACAGCCCATTCAGCCGCCGCAACCCTGGCAAACACCAGCGAAATGACCGGGGCAGGCTTGCGCAAGCTGGGGACTTCCTCCACTTTTACCACGACATCCGAAATGACGGCGGCAGGAATACGCGGGCTGGGTGCAGCTGCGGCATTGACCCTGACTTCTGAAATGACAGCAGCC